GCGTAAAGACAGGCACACAACTGAGGTTGCATTGGGCGTGGTGGCGTTACCACTCTAAACAACGCGGCTTTAAAGGCTTCCATGAAGTTGGAGTCCTTTTGGTCACTCCAGTGCAACCCCAGTTGTGGTCAATAAAGCAAACGGCATCTATCAGGTGTTCGTCGGAAGGTCTAGGTGAGTGGGCCGTTGCTGAATAGATTCACCCCAGCCACAACCCAATATCCTGTGCACTGCCAACCTTCGCCCCTAACTTGAGGGGCTTTTTTATTGCGGCGCGAAAAGTGGTAGACTTGGCATTGACATTTGAGGCGACTAGGTAATGACTAGATGACGATGAAGAAGCTAACAGATAAGCAAGATCTATATTGCCGAAAATACATAGAGCTGCTTAACCAGCGCCAAGCATACATGGCTGCTTATGACGCCAGCAAGATGAAGCCCAACACCGTGGATCGCCACGCCAGCACCCTACACCAGACGCCACACATCCAGGCCCGCATCAACGAGCTCATGGCAGAGCGTGAGCAACGCCTGCAGATCGATGCCGACTACGTGCTGCGCCGCCTGGTCGAGATTGACCAAATGGACTTGCTGGACATCCTTGACGAGAAAATGGCATTCCGCCCCATATCCGAGTGGCCCAAGGTATGGCGCCAGTACCTGTCAGGTGTGGACGTATCAGAGCTGTTTGAAGGGGTTGGCGATGAGCGCGAAATGGTCGGAGTGCTCAAGAAAATTAAGTGGCCTGACAAGGTTAAGAACCTAGAGTTGCTGGGCAAGCACGTTCGGGTTGGTGCATTCAAAGAGCAGCTGGATCACACTTCCTCCGACGGCAGCATGACCCCCAAGGGCGCCATCAACATCGGCGAGCTGTCCGACTCTGCAATGGCCGAGATACTCAAGGCGCGCGATGCTGCTGACTCCTGATGTGCTCGACCAGATAGAGCGGGAATATTGCTCCCGCTCGCTGGCTAACTTCGTTAAGCGGGCGTGGCAGATACTGGATCCCGGGATGCCTCTGGTGTGGGGCCCGCACATGGATGCGGTGTGCCTGCATCTGGAGGCGGTGACCAAGGGACAGATCAACCGCTTGTTGATCAACATCCCCCCGGGTACGTCCAAGTCCTCCCTGGTGTCTGTGTACTGGCCTGCCTGGGAATGGGGGCCTAAGGGCATTCCTACCAATCGGGTGATCGGGGCATCCCACGAGCAGAGCCTGTCCGTGCGAGACTCGACCAAGATGCGGCGCTTGGTTACGGATCCGTGGTACCAGAAGCTCTGGCCCACCAACTTGATGCGGGACAACAACCAGAAGCTGAGCTTTGAGAACGAAAGCACCGGCTTCCGCCAAGCCTGCGCTGTCCGCTCAATGACTGGTCGCCGTGGCGACAGGGTGATCTGGGATGACCCGCACAGCGCCGAGGATGCCCACAGCCCAGCCGCCCTGATAGAGGCCGAGCGGATATTCAAGGAGACCCTGCCGACCCGCCTGGTCAGTCCTGAGCACTCCGCTATCGTGATCGTCATGCAGCGCCTGAACGAGAATGACGTGTCCGGCATCATCCTGTCCGATGACTATGGCTATGAGCACCTGTGCTTGCCCATGGAGTACGAGCGCGACCGGCACTGCAAGACCTCTATCGGCTGGGAGGACTGGCGCAAGGAAGAAGGCGAGCTGCTATTCCCTGACCGATTCCCGGCGCACGTCGTTGAGCGCGACAAAAAGCTCATGGGCAGTCACGCCGTCGCCGGCCAGTTCCAGCAGCGCCCAAGCGCCAAGGGCGGCTCTGTATTCCTTGACCATGGTCAGCGGTTCTACCTGCCAAAAGATCTCCCCGAGAAGTTCGACCAAGTGATCTGTTCCTGGGACTGTACATTCAAAGATACAGACGGATCCGACTACGTGGTCGGCCAGGTGTGGGGTCGCAAGGATGCCAACTGCTACCTGCTGGATCAGGTGCGTGACCGCATGAGCTTTACCAACACCAAGAAGGCAGTGGTTGCCCTCAAGGCGTCACGCGACGACATCCGCGCAGTGCTGATAGAGGACAAGGCAAACGGCCCGGCAATCATCGACTCCCTCAAGATGGAGGTGCCAGGCCTGCTGCCGGTTGAGCCTGACGGGTCCAAGCTGGCCAGAGCCCATGCCATCACCTACCTGTGGGAGGCTGGTAATATCTACCTTCCGCACAAGGACATCGCGCCATGGGTGACCAGGTTGACAGATGAGATGTCGTCATTCCCGTTCGGGGCAAACGACGACCAGGTTGACTCAATGACCCAGGCTGTCCGCCACCTGTACCCCGTGCGCGGCAAGATCAAGATCTCGGCAGAAGCCAAGGCCCGCGCCATGCGGTATCCTATGGGCAGGCGTTAGCCGCCACACTTACAAGGAGCGCCCATGTGGCCATTTGACAGAAAGAAGACCAAGCAGGCAGACACCGACAAGGTGGCTGATGCAGCTCGCGCCGAGGAGCAGCAGAAAGCCTGCAAGCTTGCCATGCGCCGCGCCGTGATGAAGTCCATGGAGCGACGGGCCAATGACAACACCAAGAAGTGGGCGCCGCCCCAGCTTATGCCTGGCGTCGTCCCTGCCGGCACCACCCCTGCCGTGGCCATGGACTCCCTCTGTGGTCCGACTTACCAGTTTCTCAACTCTGCAGCTGGCGGCCTTTATGCGGCCAATATCCAGCCCTTCCCCGGTTACCAGAACCTGGCAGCGCTGGCTACTCGGGCGGAGTATCGGGCGTTTGCCTCAACCCACGGCAACGAGCTGACACGGGAGTGGATCGAGATAACGAGCAAGAGCCGCAAGGACGCCAAGGCGCTGGCCGACAAGATCAAGGAGCTTGAGGAGGCGTGTGAATACTTCAATCTGCGCAACGTGTTCCGGCAGGCGGCCGAGCAGGAGACTCTGTTCGGTCGCGGGCAAGTGTCCATCAACATCAAGGGCGCCGATATATCGCTGCCGCTGATCCTGGACCCACGCACCATCCAGCAGGGCAGCCTGCGCGATTTCACCACCATCGAGCCGATGTGGACCAGCCCCAGCGCCTACAACGCGCTCGACCCGACCGCGCCCGACTTCTACAAGCCAAACACCTGGTGGGTGCTGGGTCACAAGATGCACGCCTCTCGCCTGCTGACCATTATCACCCGCCCGCTGCCTGACATGCTTAAGCCTGCTTACAACTTCAGTGGCATGTCGCTGTCCCAGTTGGCCCAGCCCTACGTTGAGAACTGGCTGCGCACCCGGCAGTCAGTCAGCGATCTGGTTGACAAGTTCTCCCGCACCTTCCTCAAGACCAATATGACCCAGGTGCTGAACGGCGGCAAGGGCGGAGATGTCTTCGATCGCATCGAGATGTACGTCAACATGCAGAGCAATCTCGGCATGGGGGTGATGGATAGCGAGACCGAGGACATTGTGCAGGTGAATACCCCGCTGTCCGGCCTGTCAGACCTTCAGGCCCAGTCACAGGAGCACATGTGCTCAGTTAGCCGCACTCCGGCCATCATTCTGACCGGCATCAGCCCGTCCGGCCTGAACGCGAGCAGCGAGGGGGAGATCCGGACGTTCTACGACTGGATAAGCTCCATCCAGGAGGCCTACTACTACCAGCCGATCGACACCTGCTTGAAGGTGATTCAGCTGCACCTGTGGGGCGAGATTGACGACTCGATCACGTTCAAGTTCAAGCCTCTGTGGCAGCCGAGCGCCAAGGAGGAGAGCGAGATCCGTTTCAACAAGGCGCAGGAGGCGCAGATCTACATTGCCAACAGCGTCATTGACCCGAGCGAGGCTCGCCAACAGCTGTCAGATGACCCTGACTCTGGGTGGGACAACATTGATGGTGACCTGGAGATTGTGCAGCCTAGCATGTTTGATGATGAGGGTAGCGAGCTGGACGAGCCGGCGCCGGATGTGCTGCCAGGTGAGGAGGGCCAGTAATGGCCACAAAACCAAAAACCGTCCGCTCCATCCACTCCAATCGCGGGGTGGAGGCCAAATACAGGAAGACGCTTGAGGGGCTCATCAAGGAGATGAGCAACTCTGCCGAATACTGGTTGACAGCCCAGTACCGGCAGGCGCCGCCACAAACAGTGCGGGATGTGGTGGTTGGCGATGAAGTGGCGCAAGAGGTGGTTATTGAGATCGCCGAGGACGCCCTACCCGCCGCCGAGATGGCCGCCAGGGTGCGCGAAGTGTCCAAGCGATGGATAGCCAGATTCAGCGACATGGCCGACGATATTGCTAAGCAGTTCACCTTCGGGGCTATCAAGGCGACCGACAACTCATTCCAGAATGCGCTCAAGGATGCGGGCTGGGCGGTGGACTTCAAGA